GTGCTGAGTATTCGTGCAGTTCTTCTACCTGTACCAATGATGATTCGCCTTCAACGCTCTTAGCCATGATGAGCTTGGCGTTAGGGTTGGCTGGTCGGTCAACAAGTGAAATCTCGATAATCTGTCCGTCAATAATGCGACCGTTAGCCGCCTTCTGGTCACGAACAACGCGAGGGGCTTTGATGCCTATTGAGAATCCCTTAAGAACGCCCGCCTCGACCTTTTTAACAGAAACAGGATCAACGACAAGAGCAGTAATGTAGTGACCGTCAGTTTTCGCTTCATATTCCTTAGCCACTCCTGCCGCTATGTTCGAATGTTGTTCACGGATATTTCCGCCAGACTTGAACCAAGCTGGCATTGCGCTATCTAGCCAAGTGGCATCGCAAATCTGGCTATCCATGTCAATGGAATCGTCAGTTGCCTTGCCGTAGACCAATAGCGAGCCATCTTCTTGCTTTTCAGATTTGACGATGGCGGCATACGAGGTTGCGAAATCTTTATTCATGTTTCTCCTTAGACCGAAGCGGTTACTACGACTAGACCAGCGCCAGTACCGGCTGCTGAGATTGCATAAATGTTGTCGCCTGAATTGCACCAGAGCTGACGGCTTGAGCCAGAAGCAATTTTAATGCCTTGGGTTGCACCAGAGGTGGTAATTGCAGCATCGCCAATCCAGATAACCGCCGTATCCAAGTTGTCAATGTAAACAGGAACATTCTGGCGGTTACCTGTTGGAACGGTGAAAACAACTTGAGCCGATGTGCCGACTGTATTGTTTGTCTGAATTAGTGCCATGTATTTCTCCTTATAGGGTGCTGGTATCAACCATGTACGGCGCAAGCGCGCACATACAGTTGGGGTGTGCTGGTGGTTCTGTATCTCCTGAAGGAAATACATCATCTATGCCAATTGGTGAGGCATCGGCGTTTTCTTGGCAATCTTCGCATCCGATAGCTACTAGCCATTCGACTTGCTCAACGCCTGAAGTTTCGTACAAATCTCGGGAAGCTACGGATACTGCGCGAGACATTTCGGTCTGCGCAATAACAAGAGCTTGTTGTGGGTCGTTGATAACCTGATCAACAAGAACTGCAACATCTTTTGGCGTAATACCTACGGCAAGCGCCTGACCAAGAACCGTGCCGATTCGATTCAACTTGGTATCGGTGATGCCGTCTAAAACGATATTTCGGCGGTCAAGAAGGTTTTGCAATCCGCCTTTAGGCTTTATAAGTGCAGACGCGGCTTGATTACCGGGTGTCCAAGTATCCCAGTTAACAACGCCAACGCTCGGTGCTTTTTCAATACCCCGAAGCATATATTGTCCTGAGACAGTTCCCAAAACCCAACCGTCTGCATAAAGAGGCTTCAACGCATCAAGCAGATACTTCTTATCAGGTGTAATGCTTGTCCTTGCCCAATCGCGGGCTTGTTGTGTCGTAGTTGATTCCGACCCGATATGGGAGTGAAACCAACGCTCTACGATGTCATCTGCGTTAAACGCTTTCTGGAATCCCTTACGGATTCGGTCAGCGTGTTTTGCAGCAATGCGAACCGTTGCGCCATGCGCGGGCCATTGCATTACAACCCCAAATAGCGTTCGGCGTACCAGCGAGCGCCGTCAAGGTCTTTTTCCTCAACGAACTTATTAAGAACCTCTGCGTAAGCATGATCCAAGTGTTCAAAGTTAAATGCGCGGGTTGGTGTACCTCGGCGAACCCAACGGATGAACTTCTTGACTTCTTCCTGAGCTGGCTCTGCAACTTCAGGCTTAGGAGCTTCTGTCGCGGCTGGCTCATTGTCCTGAACGCCGTTTTCATCTAGCGAAGTACCCGCAGCAACTAAGCCATCTGGGGTAAAGAGGAATACGGACTGCCCGGCGACAAAGATAGGCATATCGGCTTCTGGAGTATCAAGAAGTGGCATACCAGCTTCAGCGCGGTGTTCGTTAACTGTCATTCCGCCGTTGCGAACAACGATGTCGTCACGCTTAGCAACGCCTTCGGTGTCTTGGCGCTCTGCCTTCATAAACTTAAACTCAAGCTCGCGTGGCATATTAAGGAATGAGTAAGAAATGTTAGTGAGAATCTTGCCAAGCCATTGCGAAATCGGATCAACGCCAATAGCCTGACCTGACTCTGCTTCGCCGTCTTGGTGACCCTTGCCGCCAAGTCCACCGCTCTTAGGGGTGAAACCAATCTCAGAAGGCATAACGCCAAAGTGACCACAGATAGAGGTAACGAGGTAGTCGTCTAGGACATCCTTAAACTTCTCGCCGTAGCCATCGAACTGAACTGCCTTGATACCGGCAGGAAGCAAACGAGCGCGCTTGCGTTGTTCGGTTTGTCCAGCGAGGTCATCGTTGAAGATGTTTTCGTAGGCGCGAAGCAACTCTGGGTTATTACCGAATGTTGCATCGGTTTCGAATAGCATCTCAGGCACAACGCCATCGGTGTATTCAGCGCGAATCCATTGCTGACGGCGCAGGTAAATATCGGCAATCATCAACGAACGCTCAACTGGTGAGTAGCCGTAAACAGTCCATGTACGGCGGTTCATGATGTTATAGACAAGCTGATCCGAAGTGAATTCGCCATCTGCATCAGGGGCATCATCCGTCACATCAAATTCTGTGCGAGGGAAGCCGTAAAGAATCTGTTGGTAAGCAGGGCCTTGTTCGGGCGTAGGGCGGAATCCAAGGTCGTTAATAAGCGGCTTAATAGTTGAACCGTCTAGAACCTTAAGACCCATCAAATCGCCACCTACGGTCTTTTGAGGCCATATAGCCCAAGCGTCAAGGACTAGCACCTCTTCAAGCGAGAGCTTAATCCAATCGGCAAAGGTCAAACCTTCTTGAATATCAGGCATACGCCAGAAATCAACGAGGCGGTCAATTTCAGGGGCGAATTGGTCACGCGCCTTGTTCATTGCCTGTAGGTGGTTGCCACCTGAGTTAGCAATAATCTTTTCGCTGGCAGCGTCAGTAATGACAATATCCCAATCCAGCGCGGCAATCTTATTCTTCAATACTTCAATACAACGGCGCAGAATATCTATCTGGTCTGCGGCAGCGCGTAGGGTCTTAAACGGTACAAGGCGAGTTTCGGTGATGTTGATGTTCTGAGCAACAAGGAATTCGTAGCGGCGTGGATCGGGGCGACCGCGTTCTTGTAGTGGGTTGATAGCGCCGGGGATAAGTGGAACGCCGGGGCTGAAAGGAACATTGGCAATATTTTGGTCGCGTGGGAGAGGTACTTGTGTGCCGTAACCTGAGTTCTGATTAAGAACACTATTGCGAAGTTGTGCTTCAGACATCGCAACTGCACCTGCTGGTAATCCCGGTGCTTTAACAATCTCTGAGGCTACGCGCGCAGCGAAGCGGTCAAGCAGACCCATGTGTTCTCCTTAATTAGCGTACCCAAATCATACCGACATCAGCAGTCGGTCTAAGTCCTGCGGTTTTCCATTCGTGCGATTCCCAAGCAGGTGCGTTGTCGCTCTGCCAAGTGCGTAAATCTAAATCTATGTCGTACCAAGTCTCAGGTCGTTGCAAGTGATGAACGATGAACTGTGGGGCGACCTTGGTGTAGCCAAGTGAGGTTAGGTAGGCTAACTGCTCTTGATGTTGATTCAGCGTCTCTTGAGTCCACTCAAAGGTTAGCTCGCCGTGATACTTGGTCATGCCTCGAAAGACATTCCACTCGCCGCCTTCAACATCTATCTTGATGAGATGTGGCTCGCCGTATATCTCGCATAGGCGGTCAAGGGTGATAGTCGTTGCCGTTATCGTGCGAAACTCTTTGCCAGCGTAAGGCATAGTGTCTTTGGTCAGCCAGTCCTTATTCAGGGTACTTAGTCCATCTTCTGCGGCTTCGTAAAACTCAATCTGCTCGTTATTAGTATCAGACACCGCGTACTTCAGCGGGCGCACCTGCGAGTAGATGAATCGCTTGACCAGTTCACCAAATACTCGGGGCGCAGGTTCAACTGCGATTACGGTAAAGCCTTGTTGTATGCCAGCGAGTGTTGCATCGCCTCGGTTAGCGCCTATGTCAAATAATACGGGCAAGGTTATTCTCCACCGCTTGACGATACTCGGGCGTTAAATCTTTTTTGAGCAGTTGCTTAAAGAGCAGGATAGATTCGTCTTTGCGACCTACCCACCAACCGGCAACGGCTTTCTCAAAAGCTAGTGCGTAGTCGGTATATCCCACATCAACAGGAAGCGGCGGGGTCTGTTGGTGCAATCCCATCTCAGCCCATGTGTAGCACTCTTGCCAGTTCTGTTGGCGTTCGTGATAGCGCGCCATCAAGAAATATCCTTCTGGGCGATAGGGTAGATAAGCGATAGCTTGCAGAAGAGCGTTGCTGACGGTGTGTAACCTATCGTGCTGATGCTCAAAACATTCGGCTAGTTTGAGAAGCGAGGCGTAGACCAAACTCGGGTGCGTATCTTTGCCGTACTCTGCGGTGCGTAGGTAAAACGATACGGCGCTCGCAGTTTGATTCAGGCGCTTGTATTCTTGCGCAACATAAAAGTTCAGCTCGGCGTTAAACGGATCGTGAGACAGGTCAACAATCAAAGTCTCAATTAGCACTCAGCGCCTCCGCTATCATGTCCTCAACAAGAGCGCCCGGTGTTCGCAATACGAAAGCCGCGTTATCTTGCATCCCGAACGATAACAGTAAATCGCCGTCTAACACGCTTGCCCCCACGCAGAACTCAATCCTGCCATCTAGGAAGCTGAATGGTTCTGGCGAGATGCCAACCAGATTCACATCATCATCCCAGACGCAAAGCCTGTGGCGATAGATGCCGTCTTTCTGATTGAGGTAGTTCTTAAACAAATCTACTTCATGGGTTACAGAGATGTAGCAGTTACCCCAACGAACAAGCTGGGAGCTACCGCGCTGGTCTTTAGCTGGCGTAATTCCCTGCTTGAGCGATACCTGAACGGCTTGGTTGCCTTCGGCTTTAACAATCTCTACTGGGTTATGCCACTTGACGAAGTGATAGGGCTTATCAAGAATAGGCGCGTAGTTCTTCTCGCAGTACGAGTTGCCGGATACCTCAAGTCTTACGCGCCCTGTCTCGGTAGCAGTCCAGTTGCTCTTGTCTAAATCAATCGCGGTCATTT